TATGATTCCATGGTTCCGAATAGTATTCCTGCTGCTGTGCTTACTCTTGCTAAGTATCAGTATCAGATGGCATTTGTGGCGGATCAGGAAATAAACATGCTTGCATGTCTTACAGAGATTATGGTGGAGTGTGAATTTAAATGAGCGGAACAGTTCATGACTTATTTCCAATCCCTCTATTTGAGGATAATTTACCAGTTCCAGACAGAATTTTAGAGCACATAAAATCAGTCGAGTACTTTCGACATGACACTGGTTATATGTCTCACAAAAGAATATTAGATGATCCTCAGATGAGTGTGATAAAAAAACTTATCACACAAAGAGTAGAAACATATTTTTATGATTGTTGTCAATTTTCAAAAAAGGCAAAACCAGTTTTGATTTCTTCTTGGCTAAATCTTCACAAAAATGGAGATTATGGTCAACCACATTTTCATGAAAATTCTGTAATTTCTTTTGTTTGGTATCCTTTAGTCGATGACCAATCTGGGACATTTGTTATGTATCCGAAAATGAATTTATTTGGAAATACATTGTCATTTCCCAAAAATCAAAATAACAAGTATAATTCTGGTAACCTTGGATTTTATCCTAGAAACGGAGATCTATATATATTTCCGTCTCACATGGTTCATGGAGTTCAAGAATTGAGACATGAGTTTGATCGTTACTCTCTTGCGGGAGATTATATGATAACTAGTCCTCTTCGGATTACTCCTGACTCTGATATAACTGTAAATTGCGAATTCAAATGAAAACACCTAGACAAAAGAAATCCAGAACTTACTACTACTTCTGGACATTTATGGCACTTACAGTGTTCTTTGGACAACTGTATGTTGGATATGGATATCGTCTGATGCATGGAAGTATGCTAGACTTGATGGATAAAGTTGACGGAGTTCTTCTCCGTGCGGAACCTTATGATGGACCTGATTATCTCTGATGATAGTATCTGATATTGACGCTGAATGGGCTGCTAATCAATTTATTGGATACTTTGGTCGTTTTAAAACGATTGAAGATTATGTGCGTCTAACAAAAGAGGCAGCGATTGAAAAGAGAGGTGCGTCTTTATTTTCTCTCAAAGATGAATTCTTTAATGCTGATATTCATCCAGAGGAAATGGATTTCGTTATCAAACCAGTTGGGGCAAGATTCCAGCAATCAGTCCCACAGGATTATTTTTATCAGTTATTAACTGCAACGTCATCTCATGTAATCGAACACAATATTCCAGGCAGAGAGTTGCGCTGGATGGTGTATGAGAAAAATACTAAAACGATTGTTGGATTCATTCGTTTTGGTTCCCCTACTATTAACTCTAAACCTAGAAATATATGGTTGGATGAACCAGCAAACCTCAGCATATTAAATCGTCACACTGTGATGGGGTTTGCTATCGTCCCCTCTCAACCGTTTGGATACAATTATCTTGGCGGTAAACTTCTAGCATTGCTGTGTGTATCTCACTTTGCTCGCGAGACTCTCAATCAGGTCTTTGAGAAAGATATTGCTTTGTTTGAGACAACCTCTTTGTATGGTTCTACAACGTCTGCATCTCAATACGATGGTCTTAAACCATATTTGAGATACAAGGGATTGACTGACAGTAAGTTTCTTCCACTGCTTCATAATGATGTGTTTCATAAGTTGCACGATAGATTCACTCTGCTGAATAACAACAAACCTCTTACAGAGAACAAAGCCTCCTCTAAGAAACTGAAGAGACAAACCAAGATGATATCTATCATCCGTAACTCTTTGAAGGAGAATAATCAACTTGACAAGTTGAAAGAGTTTAATGATGTCATTGATATGGCATTTGGTATTACGCAGCAAAAGAGATTTTATATTTCTGATTACGGATATTCAAATGTTCGTGAGGTCATTCGTGGCGATCAAGATGAGTTAATTAAAGGTCCTAATTGGGACAAGTTTTATCTTGAGAACATTATCTCCTGGTGGAAGAAGAAAGCAGGTAAGAGGTATGAAAAACTGAAATCGGAAGGTAGGTTCAGAACTGAGGTCGAACTCTGGACAGAAGATGATGATATTCAGATTATTCGATAATGGAACTCAAAGACTGGCTCAACTCAATCAACTTCAATAAAGAAGATTTATCGGAACATATCAAAGACTATCCACCATATATTGTGAACCGCTGTCTATCAGGACACTTGGACTGTATTATGTTCGCTAACGAAATGAACAAGTACAACTTTCTTGATAAAGATATGCAATATTCTTTTTATCTAAATACTTTGAGGAAAAAGAAGAGATTCTCTCCTTGGCTCCGTAAGGATAAAGTCCAGGATTTAGAATGTGTCAAACAATACTATGGTTATAGTAATGAGAAGGCATCTCAGGCTCTGAAAATTCTTACTAAAGAACAGATTAATTTTATTAAACAACGACTTGACATTGGAGGAACAAAATGAGTACTACGGTTGAACCTACAGTACAGTGGTCTCAAGATCAAATGGTGGAGGTGCTCCTCAATGAACCTGACGATTTCCTGAAAGTCCGTGAGACACTGACACGCATCGGAGTTGCGTCTCGTAAGGAAAAGAAACTCTATCAATCATGCCACATCCTGCACAAGCAGGGCAGATATTTCATCGTGCATTTTAAGGAACTGTTTGCCCTGGATGGCAAACATGCCAACCTTACAGTCAACGATGTTCAGCGTAGAAATAGAATCGCCAGACTGTTAGCTGATTGGGGATTGATTTCTGTTGTAAGTCCAGATGCAGTTGCCGACATTGCTCCCTTGAACCAAATCAAAGTTCTGGCATACAAAGATAAGTCGGACTGGATTCTGGAGCAAAAATATAATATTGGAAAGAAAGGAAAGACCCAGGAAACCGAATAAATAATTTCGTGCTTTTCGTGCGGCACACTCTACAATCGGAACACCCTATAAGGAGGTACGGTTATCACCGTATCTCCTTTTTTCGTGCTATGCTATAAATATATCGGATGCCGAAAGGGTCCACACAATCTAATCTCGCTTTAAAAGGAGAAGTAAAAATGGGAAACCTTACACGTTATAGTGCTGCGGATCTGCCTGCTCTGCTAGATCGCATAAATAAGAATAGTATTGGTATGGATGAATACTTTGGTAGGTTGTTTGACCTTCACGAGACAACCTCAAACTATCCCCCGTACAACTTGGTGACAGTCAGCAACGTAGAGTCTAGACTGGAACTAGCACTAGCAGGATTTAAAAAGAAGCAAGTAAATGTCTACACACAAGACGGAAAACTCTTTGTCGAAGGACAACGAGAGGATGGAGAAACAGGGACAGAGTATGTCCACAGAGGAGTGGCTCAAAGATCTTTCACTAGATCATGGACCCTCAGTGACGAGACGGAAGTTAGATCAGTTAGCTTTGAGGATGGGTTGCTGAGTATCACACTTGGTAAAGTAGTTCCCGAAGCACACAAGAGAAAAGACTGGTTCTAAATACTATTGAATATCGTCGCCGCAGAGGGGCAACTGGCACAATCCAGTTGACGCCCCTCTTTTTTATTGATAGAATGCATGGAGGAAAAACTGACTTATGACAATTAAACTTTTGCTTTTGAAATCTGGTGAAGACATGATTGCTGATGTCACTGAGATGGCATATGGCGAAGACGACTCTCGCAGAGTGGTGGGATACTATCTGAATCGCCCCTGTGTGGTCAAGATGCGCGACCCTAACGTGCTTGAAGATCAAAGTGAGGGTAGGGGACGTAAAGCTGGATTTGAAGTGTCCCTGTTCCCCTGGATGCCTCTCTCCTCAGAAGAGACTATCCCTGTTCCATCAGATTGGGTAGTGACGATGGTCACACCTACCATCAAATTAACCGAAATGTACATCGAAGACATCGTAAACTATGGAAAGAACAATCAAAGCACTGCTGCTGACGAACAATCAGATCCTGATAACGCAGATTGATGAGGTAGGTGCAGACATCGGAGAACCCGACTGCAAAATGACCAATCCTTTCTTACTGAAAGATGATGGTACACTAGAACCCTGGTTGATTAGTATCTCTCGCCAGGACGTTTTTATGATTAGTTCTGATAAGATCTTGACGATCACAGAACCCATGCCCACCCTAGTTGAAAAATACGAAGAGCTCACTAAGTAATGCGTTTCTACACTAATGTTCAGTTGATTGGTAATCAGTTCCTCGTTCGGGGAGTTGAAAATGGTAGGAGGTATGAACACAGAGATGAGTTCTTTCCTACCTTGTTTGTGAAATCTAAGAGAGATTCAAAGTATCGGACATTAAGTGGACAACCTGTAGAGGAAGTGCATCCTGGCACTGTTCGGGATTGTCGTGAGTTTTATAAGAAGTATGATGAGGTTGATGGATTTGAGATCTATGGAAATGATCGATACATCTATCAATACATTTCAGAAAAGTATCCTGAAGATGAGATCAAGTTTGACATCAGTCAGATTAAACTGATAACTCTTGATATTGAGACGACTGCTGAGAAAGGATTTCCTGATGTAGAGTCTGCATCGGAAGAGATTCTTGCGATTACTATTCAGGACTACACTACCAAACAGATTATTACTTGGGGTGTCAAACCTTTTCTGAATAAGCAGAAGAATGTCACCTATCATCATTGTCCAACTGAACACGAACTGCTTGGACACTTCATTAATTATTGGATGCAAGATGTTCCCGATGTAATCACCGGGTGGAATATCCAACTTTTCGATATTCCATATATCTGCAAAAGATTGAATCGTGTTTTGGGTGAAAAACTCATGAAGCGTTTCTCCCCATGGGGTCTCGTCACTGAGAATGAGATCTTCATTAAAGGTAGAAAGCAGATAATGTTTGATGTGGGTGGTGTTACCCAACTGGACTACCTTGATCTGTATAAGAAATTTACTTACAAAGCACAAGAATCCTATCG